GTGTACCACGAGTGATTGCACCTGAAACTTGCATATCGGCAGAATATCCTACGACATCTCCTACGGGACTTGATATGGCATAAGAAGTCAAAATTGCTTCTCCAGTATATTTAACGTTGCCACCTGTTGTTCCTTCAGGGCTATATTCAAAAGATAAAGTTGCTGATTGACCAACAACTGCACCAAATATAGCGTCAGCAGTACTATCCCAAAGACCTGACAATCCGATTGTAGCGTCTTTTAGACCTGCGATATATGTTTTATTATCTGCACCTAGTGTTGTAGTTTCAGATACATCTGATGTTTCAGGAAAATCAACATTGTTTACATAGCTTGAAATATCAGTTAATGACCCACCTGAGTTATCAAGTTTGAAAACTGAATCTTTACCGTGTACAAATGCCATATATTCTCCTTTTAATTATTTCTTCCAAATCCAACTATAACATTGAAACTTGGGTTTGTTCCACTAACAGTATAAACGACTTTTAAGTATCGATTTACTGTTGTGCCACTTGCTACTTCTTTAACTTCTGCACCTGCTGATGTTAAAGCAGTAAAAGTTACAAGGTCTGCATAGGTTGAGTTATCTGCTGAGTGTGTAATCTTAGCAGTCAACGTAGGCGTACTTGTTCCTGATACTGATGTTGCAATTATAAAAGCACCACCACCATTAGCAGTAGAGCTTGCATTATCTCTAGCAGTTCCGTTACCTGTTGCAGTAACAGTAGCATTTTCTAAAACGCTTCCACTAAAGAAACCACTTGCTTGTAAGTCAAAGGTAACTGCAACAACATCTCCAACAGGACTTGAAATCCCATAGTTAGTTGTTACACCTTTGCCGAACATACAATCATCTGTTGCGTCAACTCCGTCAAAACCAATGAGAGCGACTTTATCATTAGTTCCAACTAGACCTTGAATAATATTATCAGCAGTAGCGTCAAAAAATCCTGAGAAGGAAACTGTTGCGTCCTTTTCTCCTGCAACGTATGTTTTGTTAGAGCTACCAAAAGTGGTTGTCTCTCCAACATCAACTGTTCTACTTGGGTCAGCAGAACTTAAATAAGAACTCAAATCTGTTGAGTCCATATAAACTTTTGTATCTTTACCGTGTATAAAAGCCATTTACTTTTTACCTGTCCTTCTTCTGTTACGCCTTCTGCTTGACGGCTTGTTGCCACCATATCCATATTTTGACATATCTCTCCTTATCTTAGCCTTACTTTTTTAATTTCCAAGCCAAAGAAATCTCTGCTGAAACTTTGCGTGTTATTTTCCTACGCTCTTTTCTTGTGTTTTTTTCAGCTATAAGTAAGAATGGAACTAAGGGAGTTCCTCTCTCGTTAATGGAGTTTACCACACTATAAGGGTTGACATCTGTTTTTCGACTAGCCCATTCTTCTATTGGTTGTATTGGTGGATAATGTGGTTTAGTTCTCCAGTTAGCACCACCCCAGTTTTTTCTATTCTTCTTTGGTGGCAATCTATAACCATTAGGCAATCTTTTAAAGTTACCGTGTACAAAAGCTGAATGTGGTGCAGTTGCTTCTACTTTGATTGATGTAGGCAACCTTCCTCGCATAGCAACATTCTTAGCCTTGATAGATTTCTGTAATTTACCAGTATCAACAGGTACGACCTTCTTAGCTTCTTCAACAATAGCTTCTGAGTGTTCATTCATAAGATGACGTAAAGGTATAAGAGTAAAACCTGCGTTTTGTAATTTACGTTTTATCTGAGTCATTCCATTTATTTGGAAATTGTTTTTAGTTGCCATAAAGACATACTAACAAAAAAGCCACCTGAGTAGGTGGCTTCTCTGAGTTTAGTAAATTATTACTCAGCTAATAATTTTTGTGCTTGTTCTACAATTTGCTCTAATTGTTCTTTGTCAAGATTTAAAGCAACACTTGTACTTCTGTCTGTGTGAAATTGCTTGTAGAAGTTTATTGTATAAATATCTTTATCTTCTTTTTGAAATTGTCCTGCATAAACATCTTTAGCAACACCTGTTTTTTCAACATATACTTCTGCGTTATAGTTCCATTCACTTTCTTGGCAACCCCAAACATTTTCAAGTTTTGGGTGGTTGATTTGATAATGAGCAGAATTAAGGTATGTACCTTCTTTGTAGATTTCTTTAAAGACAACTTGTGATTGTCCTTTGTCATTTACTTTATAATCGTTGAATCCAAACATTGTAACTCCTTTTTTTGTATCTGTTTTTGTTTCATTCATAAGAATATATTATATAATCTTTGATTATAATGCAAGCATTTAATAAGAAATCCATAAAAAAAAGCTCAATGTTTATAGGCTTTTATTACTTATATAAAAATAATTATAAGATTGTGCCACTTAAAGTGACTTTTTTGTGTCCTTTAAGTATGGTTTGGACATCAGGGTCAAGACGTGAAAAGAGTTCACTAACGCCTGTATTTATATCTCCATAGGTATTGAATGGAGTATCTTTTCTCTTAAAGTATCTAAGAGCTTGAATCAATGTTGCAGTCTTTATATCTTCGGGAACTGTTGAGTAACCCCACTTAGCAGTTACCTGCACATTGTTTTTGATACTTGGGTCGAATCTCTCTGAGCTTCTTGTATCAAGAATTGTAATTTGGTTGTAAGGCTCGTAGTAAGTTGTGCCACCAGTTATGTGTAATATGCGTGGATTAGTTGGCTCAACAATAAAATCTGTATTTATAGAGAGTGTAGTTTCATAAGTGCCGTCATCATTATCATCAAGTTTAACTATGAGACCAGTTGTAGTTGAAATATCAGGTGTCTCAAGATAGATACTTGATTTAGGAGTAAAGACTTTTGCATTAGCAGAATCATCTTGGCTAAATTTACGACCACAAATATTATCTATTAATCTGCACGCAGAATCAATAGCAGTATCTATGTTGCTATCTTGACCTGTACCTGAGAGACCAATGTATGCTTTGAAGTCATCTTTGTCCACATACTGTGTATGAGCCATTTAAGACCTACTTAGCTTTATTTTCTTTAGGTGCTTTTGCTTTTGTGGTAACAAACTTAAGAGCTTTATAATCTGCGTCATTCATCTCTTGACCTGCACGACCCATTAGTTTACCTTTGTTCCAACCTTTAGGAAGTCCGTCATTTGATTCGGCACATTCGCCTTTTTCGTTACACCAAATATCTTTTTTTAATATCATAATTTCCTTTTTGCTTAATGTCCCACTCTCGTAAGAGGAATGGGACATCAAAGCCATTTTATCTAATTTCTTAGAAGTTTGTTATTGAACAGAATGCAGTTGCTCTATAAATAGGCATACCCATTCTGACTGTTGCCTTCATAACGACAATGTCTTTTACGAAGTTCTCATCATGTGAGTCAGACATAGCAACTTCCATACCTTGTCTTGCGACAACGTGAATTGCTTGTCCACCACCGAACACACCAACAATAACTGTACCTGCACCTGCTTCTGTTGATAATACAACAGGAAGTCCCCAAAGGGTAGGTGCAACGCCACCACCGAATTGTCCTGCACCAACAAATAGAGGGTTTAAGCTACCACTTGTTGTAACTGCATTGACTTCGGTAACTAGTTGATACCAGTCGGAAGGGTGCATAATAATTGCGTCAGGTGTTAAGAAGCTATCCTTCTGAATTTCAGTAATTGCTTCATAAACTTGACCAATTCTTTTTAGGTTTCCTGAGAAACTTGAGAAATCAAAAGTATTGATTCCTGATTTGTTCAAGATACCAGTTAGGTTAGCACCTGAGCCTGACCCACCAATCATTTGGTCGGAGACTGCAAGTCTTACCATTGTTTGTAATCTTGAATCAAGATAACCTTGTACTGCTGAAACGTCAGCTAACAATTCTTCTGTTACAGGAAGGAAAGCACCAATTTTTCTGATGTTCTCTGTTCTTTCTGTAAAAGCTAATGCGTTCTCGCCTAAAGCTGAGCCTTCGGCAGTTGCAGTAGCATTGTTAGTGAATGTTGTTTCTTCCAAATACTTGTATTGATAGTTGTCAGTTGTGATTGTATCAATAAGGTCAGGTATTTGTAATGGGTCAAGTGTAGCAGTAGGTACTACTAAGTCTGACCTTGTAACAGCAGGTGGGTAACCTGATTCTGTTAAAGTAGTTTTTAATTCTACTTGTGGATTCCACTTAAGTTCGGAGTTAATGTTCTTTTGTCCATTTTCCATAAAACTTTTGTAAGCATTAGATTCCATAAATTGACCACCAAGAGATTTTCTTACTTCTTTTGGCTCGTCATTGTGGATTGGCATTGATTTAACTTCTTTGCCTTTTTCTAATGCGTCCTCAAGTCTTGCTTCTTGAACTTCAAGAGCGTTTAACTCGTTTACTTTTTCATTAAGTTTTTCAATCTCGATATTTCTATCTTCGATAGCTTGTTTTTTCTCAACAGAAATTTCTGAGCCACCTTCAAAAGTGTCCTTCATTTCTTTGATAGCACCAAACTGTGTTTCTCTTAATGCGTGGAGTTCCTGATTGAGTTCTGTTAATTTACTCATTCGTTTTCTCCTTCAATAGTTATGCCTTGACTTTGTGCCAAGACTTCTTGAGTTGTTAACCAAAGTTTGTCTAATTCATCAGAAGGTTGCTTTGCTTCTTCTTGTTCTGCACCAAGTCCAAGAATTGAGTCTAAATCGTTATAGACTTCTTGGATTCGGTCTTGAATCTGCATAAGTGAATCTTGAGCAGACTTTGATAACATTTTGCCTTTTTCTAAGCGTAAAGAAGTAAGTTCTTTTGCTCTATCAATGAAACTGTCGATTGTGTTAAGCACACTCTTGGCTTCATCTGTGAATCTAAGACCTGATTCAACATTTTTTACATCTTGTTCTTTTTGTTCTTTGACTGATAGCGTATGAGTTAATTGATTCGCACCAACAAGAACTGGAGATACTTCATAAACAGTTGCAGATTTTATGTACCTGACGTTTGTAGATTGTCCGTCTTTTGTAAACTGACCTTCCTCTGCGTCATCTACTTGAAATCCGAATGACCATTGTTGTAAGTCTCCCATAGCTTTGACAAGTTTATATGCTTCTTGTCCTGCGTCTGTATCTAAGAAAAATTCTCCTTTTGCTACTGCTTTTTCTTCGTCCTGTGAAATTGTAGCTTTACCAATAGGAGACTCCCATTTGTGAGACCAAACCATTGGTACTTCTTTACTCTCTCCCCAAGCTGATTTTAATGAGTTGGGTACAACAACATCTCCGTCTGAATCGACTGTATTGAATACTGAGAATACTGCTTCTACTTTACCTTCGGCTTCTGTATCTAAAGCAAAACTTACCGACTTAAATTCTTTGTCCATATTATTCTTCTTCCTTTTCTATCCACGCTTCGTTCTTTTCGGTGGAAGGGTCGTCTGCAATAAAGTGTCCTTTATCATCTCTTGCTCTTACTTTAGTAGATTCTGCTAACTTTTTTTCTTTATATGCTTTATCTATCTTGATAAGTAATCCTTGTTCAAGAAGCCATTTAATACTTTTTTGTGGCACTTTTTTGTTATCAATAATTTCGCCCTCAGCAAAATATTTATCTCCAACTGTTATGCCATTTACTACTTCATACATTATGTTATTATCTCCACGCTAAATTCTACGCCTAAGTAATCAATACTGTTTATAGTATAAACACCATAATTGCTTGCTTCAACAACTCTAGCAGAAGATACCACACCACCAAGTGTTGAGTCTCCTTCTATTGCTTGTTTTATACTTGAGCTTCCACTTCCTGCAAGAAATTCATCAAGCGAATCTTGTGATAATTCTGCGTCAACTCTTGAGACATAAAGATAAAGAGGTATTTCGTATGAGTCTGAGCCACGAGACATTGTAGAATCATAATCTACTGAACTCATTACTCCAACTACGGCAGTAGGTGGCTCTATTGAATCAGGAACATAGGCATAAACACTTAGTCCTGAAATTGTTGCAAGTCTCGTTGAGAGACCTGACCTTATGCTTGATAAACTTGCCATAGGTTTACTATAACAAAAAAGCCACCAATGTTGGTGGCTTAATTGCTTTTGTTAATTTAGTATTTGTTTTCTATATAGAAAAATTTATCAGCTAAAGATAAAAGATGACTATAAGACTGAACTTTATAAGGCTCTCCTTCTTGTTGTTCATCTGATAACCAATCTTTTTTATTAGCTTTTAAAAAACTAACTATTTGTTTTAATTCACTATTTTTGTATATCATATTTTATTCTCCTTGTTTATTTCATTCATAATCAAAGATTACTACAAATAAAAAACAATGCAACTCTTTTTAGTGATTTTCACTATTAATGCAGATAGCAGTAGCTTCGGAGTTTAGATGAATGAATGAAACAAAGCTACTGCTTCATTATCTGCTTTGTAGCTAGGTACAGGGAATGAAACCTAGCTATCGATTTAATCTTAACACTAAATGTCTCCTCTGTTACAGTCGTAACAAAGTTGTGACCTTCCGTCTAGTAAAGTTACCTTGTCACACTTTTTACAGGTGTTGTTTTCTTTTACTTTACTCATTGGTCTTTAAACAAGTCATCAAAACATTTAGGGTGCGAGCCTGAGATGATTTGTTCCCAACCTGATTCATCTAGGTAAGGAAAATACTCTTTGACTTCTTTTCTTGGCATATCCCACATAAAGTTATGCCAGTCTTTTCTAATGACATCAACAGTACCTTCTTCGCCACACATAAAGCAGGGAGATGTTGGTACAGTAACAATATCGTCAAGAACATCTCTGTTCATATATTTATAGTTACTCATCAAGAGTTGTGAATTTTGGATTGTGATATGTCCTGCACAGTTTTTTTCTTTTGGGCAGTTGCAATCAATTATCATTTTTGTTCTCTCTCCTCAAGTTGTATTTGTAGTCTGCGTATCATCAGCAACTTGCTCACTTCTTCTAATTGGTTGACGTGGTCAAGATGATTGATGAGTTGTTTAATATTTTCAAAGATTGTCATTTTAAAATTACATCTTCCTTCTCAAACTCTGCCTTACAATGTAAGCACTCAAGAGCAGACCACATCAAATGCGTGACCTCAAGCTCAAGGCTACAATCAGGGCAATCAAATTTAAACGTTGTTCTTTTTTGGTAAATCATACTTCTTCTCTAATCATAGAAAAAGTAACAGGTTGGAAGTTAGGCATAAAATAATCTCTGACATATTCCAAATAGTTTTCATCATTCCAATTTTCAAAAGTTAAATCCCAAGAGCCATAAGTTTTGTGTTCCAAAATTTTTTGGAGAGCTTGTTCTCTTGTATATTCAAAGTACATATCTCGACCTTGAACTTGGATATTCCATTTTTTAAATATCTCGTCTTTATTCCATTTTTGAGACTTACCATTAGAAAAGTCAAAGACCCTGTTTCTTTTCTTGTCTAGTAAAAAAGCGTGTCCACCCCAATACTCAGATGTAATCTCTCTCATAGCGTGAACTAGCACAGTATTCTTATTTACACTATCAATATATTTTTTAAGGTTTGCTTCGTAGCAATCTCCTTTTTTCATTCTTCTTCTCCCTCTGTTTCTATTGTACGGACTTCAAACTTCCCTACAAGAATCTTCTTCTCAACGTCCTTCCACTTGTCGAATCCTAGCTTGATATTTTTATCAAACAGGTTGGAATACATCTGTTGAGCTTTTGCTTCCGTGTCAGCTTCTACCTCGAAGTCAACTTGGAATGTTTCACTAAATTTATAAATAGTCATTATCCGACTACCAATGTTGGTACGACTCTATCTTTGTACTTTGTTTGTAAGTCCCAATGTTCTTCACAGTAATCAAAGTGAAACCAAGTAAACCATTCTGTACCAAACTCTTTGTTGACTACTCTTTGTCCTGTCCTAACAACGTGTTTGCCACAACCACCTTTGGCTCGTGTGTTATTGTCTCCACCAAATTTGCACCTATTTACATCTTCGGGTCTTGGTAAGTTCGACCCGTTATCTCCAATAAACGCCATTATTTTCTTCTCCTATTCCAATAACCATTTTGATTATTAATTTCATTCATAGGGAGACCCTAATCGAAGATTCATAGTTTGTCAAATCTTAAATTATATTTAATTTTGAAAAATAGCAGAATTGTAAAAAGTCGAGGTATTAGATATATATATATAGAGAAAAAATCTCAAACAGGGATTTTATAAATAGGAAAAGAAAATATGTATAAAGTAATAACAATAAAGTTCGCAAGTGAACAATACTTGCAGAACAAAATAGAATACTCAAAAGTTAATGACGCCATTCAAAACGCATTGTATGACTTGTGTGTCGTTGATGACAAGAACGGTGGATATGAAATTACTACTCATCAAAACCTTGTTGGTAATGAAGAAGGTATTAATTTTTGTTCTCCATTGTTTAGAATGTTCAAATTTGCAAGTGAAGATAAACTTGTAAAAAACTATGACGACTTTATGGAAGCATAAATAATAAAATTAAAACCTGCCGACTTAGGTCGGTGGGTTTTTTTATTTTGGGTTGCATAAGATTTTATACCTGCTAATCTTAGATTATGAATGAAACAAATAAAGGAAACAAAATGAATGAAAAAGAAAAAATACTAAAACTTCTAGAAGAAGTAATGGAGTTAGATATGAACACACTTTATGAATATGAAGGATTATCTATTTTCAAGATAGTAGAACGATTAGAACAAAATAAATAAGGGAGAAAAATAATGCAAGACCAAATAGCTAGTCATCTAATAGCGATTACAAAAGATGTATTCGGCATAAACTATCAAGACCAGTTTCAACAATTAGGTCAGATGTCTAAATTCATAAAAGAGTTAGACAAAGAGTTTGATGTAAAATATAAATCCGAATAGTTCACGCTTTATCGAGACTCGGAAGCCCACCGTTCATTCGGTGGGTTTTTCGTTTGAAAAAAAATTTTTGTGCTTACCGACTTCTTTAGCCGTTGGGACTTGCCTCACGATAAATAACGTTGCACCGACAATTGATTGTTTCTTTGGCAGATAAGTTTGGTGCTTTTGGATATTCAGCTCTCTCTCCACCAACTACAAACAATTCGTTTTGCCCTACCACTTGTCCGTCAGCTTGAATGTGTGTGTCTCTTGAATTGT